GTCCACATTGTGGTCTGTGTTTTATGGTGTATTGTTAGCAAATATTACATTCTACCTGTTTGATGTTGCGGTAAACGCTATCAAGTCAGCCAAGAATAAGCGAGATTTGGACTTACTTTGGGAGAGTCTTGAGGACTTTGAGGACGACGATTAACCTTCAGAAATGACAAAAGACCCCCTCGCCCTAGGATAATACCTAAGGTAAGGGGGTTTCTTGTCTCTACGGGGCTGCTAGAGCCCTATATGAGTACTATTTTGCTTGCTTGCCAAACTCTGTTGACTTAGGGTCTAGTGCCTTAAGGACTGGGCCAGCGACTGCGGCTAGTGCTGCTGAGGCTAGAGCCTTAGGGTCTGTTACGCCTGCTAAATACAGGGCAATAACTGATGCCACTGCTGCTCGTAGGTAGGTTGACAGGATTGCTTGTGCTTTTACTTTATTCATTTTATCTCCTATTTTGTGAACTTTGGTGAACCAAACCCAACAATAAATGCTGAGAGTTTACGCTTGTTATCTTTTTTGTAGGCGCGGATACGAAGTGCTACTTCACCACCATTGGCTTGTGAGCCTTTGGCTTTATGTTCTGGTGAGGTATTACCCTCGATTGTTGTAACTGTTCCATCTAGGTTATCTTTTACAACAATCCCTACATGTTCTACAGGATTACCACCTTGGACAAAGTCAAAGAATACGATATCTCCTGGCTTAGGCTTGGCTGTTGCTGCGTTTGACCAACTACCAAGACCTTGAAAACCTGTGGCTCCCGCTGGAGTATAAACACAATTAGGAATTTTAAGTGCTGGCTTGAGTTGTGCTGCGCACCACATTACGAAAGAACCACACCAAGGTTGTCCATCATGTCCTGTGAGTTTGCCATACTTAGTATGGTTATCACCAACCTCAACTGTTCCAATTTCTTTTGTTGCTATTTCTATAAACTGTTCTACCTGTGTCATTATTTTTCCGCCATTAACTTGTAGAGGTCATCGATGCGTTCTTCTAAACGTTGTACTGAATCTTTAAGGGTTGAGCCACCATTAGGTTTTAACTCGTATAAGTAGTGTTTGACCATCCACTTCATGCCACCAGCAAATGCTGAAAATATTGCTATGACGGCAACTGCCACTGTTAGGTAGTCTTTTAATTGCATTATACAGTCCTAATGGTTATTTCAAGGACGCCACCGAAACCGTCGAAACGTTTATCTGGTGGAGTCATACGAGTGAATGTGATTTCTTCTATTACTGCTTGACGAGATTCTCCTGTCGACAAATCTTGCCATGTTAATACATCTCCGCTTGTTTCTATATCTTCTAATCTTTGCATCTTCTCAAATGCTCTACCTTGGTAGCCAACTACTGTATTAAATCTATCTGTCTCTACATCAAAGCAGTATACTGGAAATTTAACTATACGTTGACGTGGGGTAGCAATAGTTGCTTTGGCTTGGTAACCTTTGAAGATTGGGCCAGATGTTGTAACAGTTGCATCACGATACATGATAAACTTGTAAGCCACATATTCTTGAGCAGTTGCTGGATTGGAAGTTGTTACTTCGATTGGAGCAATGTTTGCATCGTATGATATGTGGTCATACTCAACACCATTTTTATCTACAGTCTCAAGTGTCATAGAACCGTAGGTGAAATCACCACGTCCTAATAAACGCTTAAAGTTTTTAGGCTCTAGAGTTCCGTAACGGATATTACCTGTAGTTAGATACCCTGATATTGCCAAAACTGTGGTTGACTGAATTGCGATACCATTGCTACCAGAAGTAGTGAATGCTACTTGATTTGAATTTCCTACAAAATCTACACTTGTTGCATAGCCAGTAATGCCATCAAGATAAGCATCTGTTGCGTAAGCAAAATCTAGTGTTGAAATTTCATTACTTAAATCAATACGGTATAGACCAGCAAAGCCACCTATTGAAGAAGTAAGCCAGACAAATCTATCTCTAAAAGCAAAATCATATACACCATTAGAATCTTCAATGATTAGAGGGCCGTAGTTGATAGAACCATCTGTTTCGGAAACAACCGATGCTCTTACGCCTTTATTGGTTCCAATCATTAGATAGCCAAGATAGTATTCAATCTTGTTTACCACTTCACCAATTGGGAACTGTGCTGCTACCACTCCAGATGTTAGCGTTGGCATGACACCAGCACTAGTTAAAGTAAATTTATAAATTGCAGAGTTGCCACCAGCATAACCAGCAGCATAAATAGCCCCACCTGATTCAGAGATGGATGTCCATTTCCATTCAGTATTAGGATGTGTATAAACTGGAGTTGGAAGTGCTGCGTAAATACCAGCAGGTGCAGTAAGTTCGTAAATAGAGTTGGTTACCGCAGCAACCAAACGTTGCTTAACCCAAGCAAGAGTTGCTCGACTACCAGTTGGATAGTACTCTGACCAACCAGCAGAAGCCGCATTAATTGGGCCTTGGTAGATATGGTCTGAGTCTGCTACAAATAGACGTGTACCATCTGTACACACTCCGCCATCTAGAATATTACCTAACCCAGTAGGAGCATAAGTTGTTATCACTGTTCCATCAGCAGCAAAAGATTTAATTGTAGTTGTACCTGGTATGTAACCAATTACAACATCATTACTTCCACTTTGAGCAGAGATAAGTTTGTAAATACCCGTAGTTACGCCAGACATATTCGCTGTCTCTTTTAACAGAGTGGCTTGTCCTTCTGTCCATACGTCAATATTACGACTATCTGCATAACGAGTATATCGAGCATCGACACTTTGGAAAGAGCGTTGGGTGTCAAAAAATTTAATACCCATACCAGAATGGAAAGATGATTGAGAACGAATCCACCAACCAGTTAACGATTGCTCGCCAGGCTCTGAACCATTATCAAACTGGTCTTTTTTGAAAGGTGCAGTTTGACGAATGTAAGGACGTGTATCATTAATAGCATAAATAAAAGGAAGTCCACCAATTGCTACGTCATAAGCAATGTCAGTATTCTGCCAAGTACTAGTGGTAGAAACAACACCAATATCAATCGCAATTGATTGCGTGGCTCTACCTTCGGTTATGTCTCTTGCCACTATGACTCCTTAAAGTTGAATTGAATTACTTACTTAGCGCTGCGATTTCTTCAGCAGTTAAACCAAGTGCTGCTAACTTGCCCCGTGCTGATGCCTTAGCATCTGCTTCAGCAGCAGCAATAGCATCGGCTTCTGCTTTAGCAGTAGCAGCAGCAGCGGCATCTACTTCGCGCTGTGCGATTTCTTCCGCAGTTAGCGGTACCTCAACAGCGATACCAGTAGCGCAATTAACTTCGATTTTGATTGGTGTATCAGACATTCTCTATCTCCTTGATTGTATGGTCAGCGTTATTGCAAATCCATCGGCAGGTTGCCTCATCTAGCGTTGCTTCATCGTGGCACTTAGGCGAGATGAAGGCATCACGGGTGGCATCGTAGGTAAAACCAATTCCCGCATAGTTGTAACGGATATTGTTGTTGTAACTTGTCTGAATCCAAAGACCACCTAAGCCAAGTTCATTGGCTAGGAAGTCTTGTCCTCGGTGTTCTTGCTCATTTGGTACAACTAATACCCGTAGAACGGTTCCACCGTTAGGGTCTATCTCTGCAAAATGACTCACGCTAAATACCTCACAATTACTAGACCTGAACCGCCAGCACCACCTGAAACATTGTAAGAGTCACCGCCACCGCCGCCAGAGCCAGTGTTGGCATTACCAGCAGTGCAACCACCAGCATTAGCACCACTTCCACCTTTTCCACCAATTCCTGAAGCAGCCGTTGGAACGGTGTAGTAACCACTTCCTTGACCACCCGCAGCATAAGTGACTGATGCACCACTAATAGATGATGTAGAACCTGTACCACCAGCACCGCCAATTTGTGTGGTTGCGTTACCACCTACTGAACCAGCGCCGCCGCCGCCGCCGCCAGCATCGCTAGTACCAGAAATACCCGAACCACCATTATTACCTTGACCAGATGTACCAGCACCACCCGCAAAATTACCGCCACCACCGCCGCCAGAGCCACCGCCAATACCAACCCTATCGGTACCAGCACCACCGCCGCCGCCACTTGATGTAATTGTACTAAATACGGATGATGTACCAGTTGTACCATTACCTGATAAAGCGCCAGCACCGCCAGCACCAACTGTAACCGTAATAGCCAATCCAGAAGTTACTGCAAAACCAGATGCAGTTTTATATCCACCAGCACCACCGCCGCCTGGCCAATTCAAGCCACTATTATCACCACCACCACCACCGCCACCACCTGCAACTACTAAGTAGTCACAAGATAGCGCTGTGGCTGGAGTAAAAGTGCCTGAGCTAAGGAATGTATGTATCCAATAAGTACCGTCGGTCATAATAATATCGCCGCCAGTTGCCTTTGGTGCCTTTGTTGGAGTAGTGCCAAGGGCAGATACGCCGTAAAGGGAGAAGGTTGAGTATTGCTTGTATGTTCCTGAATTTGGAGTTAATGAAATAGTTGTAATTGCTGCGGTGTTATTCCAACTGCCTGCTTCTAGCCAAGTCAGCGCAGTTGTTGCATTGTTTTCAGTAACAGCGTCAATTGATACTGATTTGTAATTTGAACTTCTATAATTAGGAATTGTTATTTCAGTGTTGCCAAAAGTGCTTGCTGTTGCAGTGTCACCGCAAACATAGAAATCCAAATTAGTGGATGTACCACCACCACTTGCAGGAGTTGCGCCATCTGCGTATAAAATTTTCTTAGTGTAGTTGCTTCCACTATCACCATTAAAACGCATCAAGGCGGAATCTTCAAGATAGGCGCGAGTAGTCCTTGCTGAAACCTTCAACACCAAATCGGTGTAGCCAGTTTGAGGGATACTGTTGAATGTGACGCTGGTTGCTCCCGCAGCGCCAACGGTGATTGTTTCTAGGAGTGTGTATGTATTAGCCATTTAGTTATTCCCCATTTTCCTAAGCGGCACTTATGCCATACAAGTTGAATGTTGTTCCTGTGCTAAAAGTAGCCGAAGCCATAAATAATCGAATGGCATTGATAGCAGATGTGCTGCGCCATAAACCTACGATTGCATCCGTACCTGATGCGGCATTGCTGGCGCGAATTAAGCTAGTCTTGTATGTGGTTGCATTAGAATAATTATTAACATTGATAATGCGATTGTTTTGACCAGTTCCCATTGAACCGTAATAATCAACAAAAATGGAAGTTCCACTAGACCCTCTGGTCGAACCTGCTGCGGTTCCATTTCCATAAAGAATTGTGTATGAATAATTGTTAGCAGTATCTGAATTGAACTGCATTAAAATATCATCTCCACCGCTTGCGGTTCCAGCAACCATCAAAACTAAATCAGTATAAGTGCCAGCAATGCTTGAAAATGTAACGCTTGAAGCACTAGAACCAAGAGTGGTTGAGGCAATCTGTGTGTATGTATTTCCTGCGGCCATATTATTTCACCCCGTAAAGTGCGAAGGAAGAATACTGAACTATTGTTGCAGCGTTCCAGCTTGATATTGTTATGCTTGTGATTGCTGCTGATGTTGCATAATCAAGACCAGAGGATAAACCTAAAATGCCACCGCCATTTGTGTCATAACCACTAAGCGTTCTAATAGTTTTATTTTTTGAAATTGAAGTATAGTCAAGTAAATCAACAATTGATGCGCTAAAAGCAGTTGTCGCTGTTGCGCCAGGCAGACCCACTTGAAGCATTGCACTTGATGAAGTTCCACCACCTGCTGAAGCGGATGCACCATCACCTAGTAAGTAGTGCCAAGAATAAGTGGTGTCTGAATTTAGAGTAATCTTGAGGTTGTCATCAGCGCCGCCAGCAGTTCTATTGGTGCGACCAATACCACGAATTTGTAAGTGGCGATAAGTCTGTGGAATAGAACTGAAAGTTACGCTTGAAACACCACCAGCGCCAACCGTAGTTGTCGCAATGCTGTCAAAGTCTGCGCCTGGTTTCCAAAGATTACCCGAAATACCACTAGCCATAATCCCTAGCATTGGTGTCATTAGGCTAAATCTCCAAACACTATCCAACTATTAGCAGCAAGTTTCTTACAAGTAGCACCAGAGTTAACAACACGCAGTTTAGGTGTAGCACTTGTAGCACCAGTTGAAATTACAGTTGTAGTTCCAGGAGTTACTGCACCAATTGTTGGTTGACCTGCACCTGTAATCCAGAAGACGTTAATTTCCGTACCTACTGCAAAGTTAAATGTGGCATCAGTTGGGATATTAAACTGCTGAGTTGCCGCATTGTTCATTGAGAATATATTACCTTCATCGCCAGAGGCAAAGGTATATGCAGCAGTCTTGGCTGTATAGGTAGATGAAATCTTAGGACTAGATATTACTGGAGCAGTTAAAGTTTTATTAGTAAGAGTATCTGTTGATGAAGTAGTGACAACATTAACACCTTCAATAGAAACAACACCAGCAGAAACTCTGGCAATAGTTGTATCAGTTGCGTGCCCTAGTTCAACGCTACCCACACCAAGTGCTGTTGAAGTTGAAGCAGTTATACCGCTTACTGGTAGACCAGTAGCATTAGTAAGGGTTCCAGATGCAGGAGTTCCAAGAGCGCCACCAGATGTAATCAAAGTTGCTGATGTAGGAATTGTAGTTCCGTTGATGCTGGTAGCAGTTGCTGCACCCAATACAGGAGTTACAAGTGTTGGAGTACTGGCAAATACTAATGCACCAGTACCAGTTTCATCTGAAATAACACCAGCAAGTTCTGCAGATGTTGTAGCAGCAAGTGCTGATAATTTATCTGTAGTAACTACTAAAGTTTTAGTTGATGGAATTGTTGTACCGTTAATGCTGGTGGCTGTAGCCACTCCTAGCACAGGAGTAACAAGTGTTGGGCTAGTATCAACTACAAATTTAGTTCCAGTACCAGTCTGTGAAGCAATAGATGTTGCTGAGCCAACAGAAGTAATTGGACCAGTCAAGTTGCTAGGAGCAACTGTTACGCCATCTACATAGCCTTTAGTGGCTGCATCAGTAGATACTGTAGGTGTTCCCATACCAGTAATCTTGTTAGTGCCCATAGCAATAGCACCTGACATTGTGCCACCAGCAAGAGGTAACTTAGTTGCAATGCTGTTAGTTACTGTAGTTGAGAATGATGCGTCATTACCAAGGGCTGTTGCCAACTCATTAAGAGTATCAAGTGCTGCAGGAGCAGCGGCTACAAGGTTAGTGACTGCTGTTCCTACGAATGCTGTAGTTGCTACTTGAGTGGTACTTGTACCAGCAGTAGCAGTTGGAGCAGTGGGAACACCAGTCAACGCTGGACTTGCCAGCGGAGCATATGTGGTTGCTGCTGTAGCAGTTGGTAATTTAGAATCTAATTGAGTTTGGATAGCAGAAGTTACGCCATCTACATAACCAATTTCAGTTGATGAAACAGTTGATGAGATACCAAGTTTTGTCCAGTCAATTGCTGCAGCAGTATTAATTTTGGCATTTGTAATTGTATCATTTGTTATATCAGCATTTACAATAGCACCAGTAAGATTGAGTTTGCTATAAGCAATTGCGGCTGCTGTATTTACATCGGCATTTACAATTGTGTCATTAGCAATCATTGTGCTTGTTACTGTGCCAGTATCGCTAGTTTTAACTAAAGTAGCACTTGATGGAATTGTGGTTCCATTGATGCTAGTAGCTGTAGCCGCACCAAGAACTGGTGTAATTAAAGTTGGACTAGTGGCAAATACTAAACTACCAGTACCTGTCTCATCAGTTACAGCAGCAGCAAGGTTTGCACCAGTTGGAGTTCCAAGGAATGTAGCAATTCCAGTTCCAAGTGAAGTGATTCCAGTACCACCATTGGTTACTGGCAGTGTGCCAGTCACACCAGTTGTGAGTGGCAATCCAGTTGCATTAGTTAAAACACCAGATGTAGGTGTACCTAATGCTGGAGCAGTCATAGTTGCAGAAGTAATGGTTGGGCTGGTTAAAGTCTTGTTAGTTAAAGTCTGAGTGTTAGTTGTGCCAACTACAGCGCCAGTAGCGCCGTGTCCTGTTGTTGCCTCGATGTGGGTATTGGCTTCACGATAGTCACGACCAATTGCCATGTGTCGAACAATGGCGCCAGCAGAGTGGGCTACACCAGATGAACCATCAACACCGCGAATTATTGTAAGTGTATTGGTAGAGACCGCGCTGACATCTACAATTTCTTCAAGGGCTGTATCTGGGTCAATAACAACAGTTAAGAGTTCACCTGCACTGATGGTTATACCACCAAGCAAACCTGAACCCGATACAACAGTTGTTGTTGTAGCGCTAGAGGTCAAAGCACCACTGAGAGTAGTTTGCTGTGAACGGGATGAGTATTTTCTAGTTGTCATTGCTGGTTCCTATCGGCGGGAGAAGTGAACGCGAGGGGGATACTTCTGTTGTTGTGCTTTTGTTTCTTCGGAAAGACGTTGTGAGAATAAAGAAAAGAGTTGTTTAGTTGCAGTGCCAGAAGAACCAAATGGACGCTTGCTATCTGTTTCATCAGCCTGTGGGCTAACTTGAGCAGCACGCGCTGGGTCTAGGAATGATAGCAAACGATATGCTGCTCCTAAGACTATCACATCTTTAGTTGAGTCTGTTAAACCAGTTTGAGTTATAAAATCTTGTGAGTTACTCGTAAAAGGTGTTGGTTCAGTTACGTAGGTAACTTTAACTGTGCGACCTGATATAGGCGCTTCGCCTAAAGTGATTGTTTGAACTTTGTCAGTTCCTGTTACATATCCAAATGCTTCTGCATTTGCAGTAGCATCTAAATCCCATTTGCGAATTGGTACCCATTCTTTTGATGGACCGATTGATTGCCATGAAACTGTTAAGATTCTTTGCATACTTAAGTTAGCAAATGCATAGGTTGATACTGCTGCATTAAAAGTAAATGTTGCTGTCTTGACTGCAAACAAAGTACCACCAACAGCACGTATTGTATCGTTGATTGCTCGTTTAACACTATAACGTGGGAATGTTGGAGAGATGGCTACCTTGGTATCTAAAGCATGCGTTGCCGCTACTGTTCCTAGGTAACCGCGTCCGTAAGGTGCTACAGTTGCTGTATTAGAAATACGGTCATAGTTGTCTACCCATAGCAATTCTTCATCAATTTCAATGATACCCTTACCTACTGAATCAGTAGAACCTAGGCTCATAATTAATGGAGAAGCACTTGATGATGTTGTAGTTGTTATAGGTGCAGTTAGATATGTAGAACGGTCTTGCTGGAAAGTATAACCTGCTAGATTGATAAGCGTCTCATCAATCATATCGTTAAGTGTGACGGTCATTACATGTTCACCCTTCTAAGTGCTTCAACTGCGCCAAGTCCAATTGTACCAGCGATTGCATTGCAAGCACCCTGTAGGTCTTGCCATTTAGAAATGGGTAAGTTAGCATAAATGTTGCAGGCACCTGTAGCAGCCAGACCTGTAGTTCCAGCAAGTTTATTTGCTGCACCTTCATCATCTAGCCATTGTGTCTTAGGAGGAAGTGTACCGCCAAATGCAAGGCGATTAAGTTCCTCAACTAATGTACTACCTGCTCTACCGTATGCCATTGCTGACCTCTCTACTTCATATAATTCGGAGTAATCAATTTACTCTTTGGCTTCTTGGGCGGTTTTTGAGCACCCATAAAGGCGTTATAATAATTAATGTCAAATGAGAATCGTTTCATGTGTGGAACTACTGCACCTGTATGAGCAAAGATTGGAATCTCTGCTTTCCCACATAGTGCAAAGAAATAAATATCTTCACCCATGAAGTTTTTGCCATGCCCAATATCCGAAAACAATGGTGCTTCTGGTGCAACTTCTTTAATTTTATCAACTATGCTTCGATGCATAAGAACATATCCCATGCCGGCCGCACCTACCTGCATTAGTTGATTACTTGGTAATGGATGAATCCTTTGGATTCCAACGGTTTCTCCACCATCTACAAATGAGAATAATGTAGGCATTGGAATCATCAGAGTTTCTTCTGGTGTGTCAGTTGTGAAATAGACACCTGTCATAATTGGACGCTTCTCAGCATCTTTATTATCCCATAGTAACTTAAATGTATCTACGCTAATTACAACATCAGAATCTACCCACAATAGCCAATCGGCTTTGTTGGTATCATACCAATGATTGATTACCTTATCACGTTGTCTTGCTATTTGATTGCCTTGGCTACGCAAAGTAGTTGTGACTTCAACTCCAGAATGGAGCATTACATCAGTAACGCCTTGCATAAACTTACCATCAACCATACCATTATCGCACCAGGCGATTGCTAACTTATCGTTCATTGTCCCCACCTTTGTTATTTTTTCTTATTACGAGCAGATATTGCTGCTGCCTTTTTCTTGGCATCAGCCTTTGAACTAGCACCCCAGGCATTCAACGATAATAACAATCTCGTTGGCTCACCATTAGGTTTACGTTCTGGTCCTGGAGCCCCACCCATACGTGCTAGGAAAGATGCTCTACGAGGATTGTCCCCAGATTTAACTGGAGGCTTGAGGGTTCCACCTTTGTAAGATGCTCTGCCCTTTGCATTGAGGCCACCCTTTGGGTTCTTGCCTTCTTTGCGTGTCCATGCCTCAGTCACTTTTTACTTCATTCGTGTATCTGGTTGAGTTGGTTGCCCAACAGGTGATACAGGCCCACGCGTAAGTGGTGGCTTTACGATTGCTGCAGCAGGTCCACCCTTAGTGCCAGGTTTGTGTTGGCCTTGTACAGCCTTATAATCTTTTGCTGACTTACGTGTCTTGAGACCCGAGATAGTTACTTTTGCCATTTGTTTTCTCCGTTATTTTAGTTATTTAGTCTTTTTCTTAACTACGCCTGAAACTTTTTTAAGATTAGGATTGGCTTTGATTGCAGCCTTTCCCGCTTTACGGGCACCTGCTGCTAGGATTGCTCCTGCGCGTTCTTTTGAGATGCCTTGTTTTTTAGCAATACCAGCAGCAACTTTAGCAAATCCTGGATGTGCTTTTTTCATTAGTTAGTATTTCCGTTATTCCAAGTGCCAGTCTTCTGAGCCTGCTTTTCTCTATTCTTCTGTGCTGTGATTTCTCGAAGTTGTGCAGGAGTGTAGGCTGAAGGCGCTACGCGAACCTTTAGAGGGGCAACAGTATCTTGCCACTGATATTTATTGATAGCCATGTTACTTCTTCTTGCCCATCTTCTTCATTGGTGCAGCCTTCTTAACAACATTTTTAATGCCAGCCTTTTTTTCCATCATCTGCATCTTTGAGCCTTCGCCTTTTTCGTGCTTCTTCATTGCTGACTTTGATGCGTACATTTCCATTTTAGCCATTATATTGTACCCAATTCTTTCATTACTTCGGTTGATTTTTTTGTGATATCTTTTGCTTTAGGCATAGTCTCCGCGTTGTAGGCTTTACCTAAAGTTTCAGATGCTGTGTAGGCTGATTCAATATCAGCCATTCTTGTACCTGCTGGTTGCATACCTTGAGAACGTGCATCTCTATATGCTTTTAGTTCTGCATTCCATTTCTTATCTGGAATATCTCTTGTTGCATCTCCTGAGTTCATCTGCAATCCCTTGGCTTTACAGCCAAAGCAATCACTACCACATTTGGTATGGTCTACTGGAACATAGGTATCATCAATAAATGGTCTTTCTTGCATTTCATCGCATCCAGTACAACCGTACTTCGATGCTCTAAAATTATGGTTCTCGTCAAAGTCCCACTCTAAAACTTTACTTACGTGCTCGTGTCCCATATTGTCCCTACTCTGCTACGAAATTACTTTCAGTAACTCCAACATTACCAGCAATAAGTGCTGCTTTAGTTGCTTCACTAACTCCAGGTGTTACGTATCCACCACGATATACTTCATCATAGGTAGTTAAATCGTAGTCAACTGAATATCTAACTTGTGAATAAACTCCGCCAGATTTAACAATAGTTATGCCCTTACGCAATTTAGCGAAGTAGAACAAACGGTGCTTTCCTGATGGTCCTTCCAACACGTATGGTGTTGTGAACTTATAAGTTGCCATTGTTCTCCTTAATGAACTTACTCTATGGCAGAGAGTTTTATCCCTCTGCCACAGCGTCAATCAATTATGAAGCGATTGATGAACCTGATTCGATGCGGTATAGTGCTTCTTCACGGTAGCGAGCAAAGCCTAGTACGCCGTACCAACCCATTGGGCGGTGACGCATTAACTTGTCAACTACTGGTCCGATAACTACATGTGGCTCTTCTGCAACTGCCTCTGCCAATGCTTGCTGTCCAGCAATGATTGTGCGGTAGTTACGTGCAGATGATGCACCGTCAGTAGCATTGTACAGACGTGGAGACTCTACGAAATATGCACCTTCGTATGTTCCAATTTCGCCTGCCCAAATGCGGTCCTGTGCAGAACCGTATTGGTTTGGTAGCAACCAACCTGATGAACCAGTCTCAGCACGAAGGTCGTGTGAAACTTCTGGGTGGATACCAGCCCAGTATAGTGAACCCTTACGGGCGATTGACTTGCCAGCACGTAACTTAGCAACTGCCTTGCGGACGTTGGCTGAAGATAGTGTTGCAGCAGCAGTAACTGTTGCTGTTGATGTAGCAGTTGAACCTGAATAGATTACGTTGGTTCCGCCACGAAGTGCTGTCATTGCAACAGAGTCGATAGAATCGGCAAGGTTGAATGCGATGATGTTAGCAATTGCTGGGTCTACATCAGCAAGGCTGAAGAGTTCCAACGCACGTGTTACTAGAACAGAGTTACCGTACTCGTTAAGAGTAATGGTTACAGATGTTGGTGTAGACATTGATACTGCATCTGGGTCAACTGTTTCAGTTAGTGCTGAAGTTGCTGGTGAAAGGTCAACGTAGCGTTGTAGAACAACTGTTGAACCTGGGATTGATTGGTTTGTAGGACGCTTATCTGCGACAGAACGAATTAGGGGTTCTGAACGGAGGGCGAACTCTAGAAGACGGTCATACGCCTTCTGTACTAAACCTGCTGAACCAAGAGTACCGCCTAAAGAAGCGGAATCGGTGGATACGTAGGAGTTAGCCATTTATGTCACCTCCAAGTGACTAGGAAACTATGATTGTTGTGAACGAAGAAGCGAGATAATCTCTTCTGCAGATTCTGCATTATTAAGACGCATCTCTAAATTCTCTGCTCGGTCAGGTGTTATTGCACCTTGAGTGACTGCATCCTGTTGACGCAAGGTCGCACGGTCTACATCACTCGCTTTTGGTGCTTCCTGAGCATTCAGACCAAACAAGTCTCCATTATCTTCAAGCCAGTTATTAACTGACTCTTCGCTAACTTCGTCTAAATCCTTTAGGATTAGTCTTACTGCTTTAGGATTAACACCCTTTTGTTCTAGAACGTCTTTGACTGTACGCTCACGCTGCGTCTTGGAGAAACCCTCAAGTTGCTCAGTGAGTTCTTTGATACGCTTTTCATCGGCACGTTTTGCTTTACGCAACTTTTTAAGTAAGTCGCTTCCACTTTCGTTACCTGTGATGATGTCGGTATCTAGTTCGTCTTCGTCTTCGTCCCAGTAGTTGTTGCTCATAGCAACTGTCCACCCTTCTATTCGTTTTAGTCGCAAGCCTCAGATTCTATTCGGGGGAATAGGCTGGCTCTTGCTACCAGTCTTTTACGCTATCTCAGGCTGGTCGATTGAGATAGGAATCTATTTATTAGTAAGTATTTGCTCTGGCTTGTGAAGCAAATGCCTTAGGGCCAATGCTACCTGTTCTGCTAGCAAAACGGTTTTCTTCTAACTGCTTAAGTCTTGCAATCTCAGCAAGGTCAGCGGCATTCTTACCGAATACTGCATTCTGTGCTTGTTGCTGAGTAAAGTCAGTGCCACCGATTTTTGCTAGTTCTCCAGCGCGTTGAAGTCCCTTGACTTCTCCAAATCCTGTAAGTGCTTGACCATAACTATAACCCATAGCAGCAATATCAGATGCTTGAGTTAAGTCAGTTGACACACCTTGTGTTTGAGCAGCAGATAGAACTGATATTCCAGCAATCTTCTTTTCGAGTGCCTTAGCACCTTCTGGACCCATTAGCATAGCCTTGGCTAAATCACTACGGCTAGCGGCAGGATAATATTCTTGTAATGTCTTCTTAAGTGCTTCTGGAGCATTATCGATAGTATTGAATGCAGTGCTAATTAAATCACTTACTTCAGATACTGACTTACCTAAACCAATAACATTGCCTAGGAAATCTTGATTTGCCAGGTCACCAAGACCAGCAGTCTTTAGAACATCACCCATCTTGGCTTCTGCAGCAAAGAACTCAGCAATAGTTGGCACTTGAATTGCTTCTCCTGCACGCAACTTAGCATCAAGTGCAAAGATGCCAGCAAAGCGTTTAGTAAATTCTGGGATAGCATTGTTATTATATGCTTCATGAATTGCTAAGTTAAGTGCTTCATCTTGAGTAGAACCAGTTTTGTAAAAACCAGAAACTAATTCATATAGTTTAGCAACATAAGGCTGGCTTGCTTCCTTAGCACCAAAAACAAGTGCTAAAGTATTCTTAAATGTATCTATAGCAAGTGTACGTCCAGGAGTTAAAGCACTCTCACCAGTTGAACCTGGCAGAACTGTGCTCTTAATCCAACCATCATTGTCATCCCATGAATAGTTATCACCAGCAGGCTTTGGTGGACGGTCCCACATCTTTGTTGTAGAATTCCATACATAGGCTTCGCCTGGACGAGGAGGAATTACATCTTGGTTTTTTACTACACTAGCGGTGGTAGCAACTGTATAACCATTATTATCATCCCATACATATGATTGACCATCAGAAGGTATAGCAGGCTTAGCCCACTTAGAGCCATCCCAAACCCATGCTTTGCCTGGTTGATTAGCAACAGACGATGCTTTAATAGCAGTAAGGTCTGTTTTAGTTTGAGCAATAGATGCTGTTGTAGCAGCAACCTCTGCTTGAGCGGCCGTTTGATTTGCTTGTGCAGCAAGGACATCTGGATTAGTTGCAGCAGTTACTTTTGCTTCTGCTTTAATCGCAGCATCATAAGCGGTTCTTGCTTTGGCTAGATTTGCTTGAGCATTTTTAGCATCAGCACCATTGCCTGGATTTTGAGCAACTGCTCTCGCGGCAGCATCAAGGTCTAATTTTGTTTTTTGACGTGGAGACATTACTCCATCATTAGTGCCTATTGCTTGAATAGCCATTATACTCCAAATCCAAATGCTCTAGCCATAGATGTTGCCGAGCCACGTGCTAATTCATTTGCTTTAGTTGTGGTCTGCCACTTTGGACTGTTCTGTGCTTTACGTAATAATTCTGTGTATGTAGCAGGAGGTTGCTTACCATCGGCCCCACCTGGGCGAAGATACTCAGCCACAATAGGTTCATCAAAACTAATAGTAGTTGGGTCAACTTCCCACTCTTTAGCAAGCATATTGATAATAGGAGAAGCAACATCATATGTTGTTAAATCTGGGTGTGCAGTAAATCTATCTGCCAACTGTGGGTATTCTTTAATAGCAGTTTTATTTAATGTAACTTTATAGTCAGCCAATGACATCGTGCCCATAGCAATTGCTTTGGCAGCAGTCTGTAGTTCCTTATCAGTAATACCTAGCAAGTTATAGTTCTTTGCTAGTGTACGTACCTCTTCAAGCGTTGTAATGGCTTTAGGACCAAGAGTCTTTACATCACCAAAATTAGTTTTAGACCAGATAAAATCTTTAGCAAATACTTCTGGCTTAAAGTAATTAAGGTAAGTTGTAGTTAATAAGTTGCTTACAGTTTTAGTTAGGTCCTCAGGCTTAGCACCAACTTTAGTATTACTAGTTGCTGCTTGGATAACCTCATCTAGTTGCGCTGCTGATTTCTTATCAAATTCAGCGATAAAACTAGCAACATCAGCATCTGTAAACTTAAGTGGAGAATTATTAGCAATTGCAGTTTGTTCCATTAACGAACGAGCAGCGGCAGGAGTTAACTTAACTATATTTTTAGAAACAGCAGTATTGGCAGAGGCTGTATCAGTTTTAACCCCACCCAACTGAGCCGTAACCGATGCAGCATCGGATGCTGTTTTTGCTTTATTTAACTCAAGTGTATGACGGGCTGCTGTTTCATTTGGTGTCTCCGTTTTCATTAAACGAATATCTCTTTGTTCTGCTGTCTCTGTCATTTAATTTCCACCTGAGTCGTTTTCATGGTATCATTAGTAAAGTATCTTGTAATAATTTCCTGCAGCGCTGGGTCCCATTGTGATATATTATCTGCTAGTTTTTGATTGTACAAATCTTTAAGTTGAGTCTTTCGTCTATCGCCATTAGGCAACGATTGATAAACTGTGGTATAAACATTACGAACATGAAGGAATGCTGTTACATCTTGCCATAGTTTACTATTACCATGTGCAGCCATAAACTTAACGTTATTGGTAATTTCACTTAAACCTTGTGCGTACATGAAAGAATTGTCAGAAGCCTTTGGGTCATTGAAACGCTTAAACCACTCAGGGCTTTGTTCAGCCAAAACTGTTTTAGCATAAGTTTCTAAATCATCATCTAATCCCGCAGCAGCAAGTGTCTTTTTACCCTGAGACAAAGCAAGACTCTGCAATTTATCACGCTTGTCATTGTAGTTTGTCCAAGCACGATTAATTTGACGTTCAGTTTCTTCCTGCTCTGGGCTTAACTTAAGTTCATTAAGAAGCACGTTACCAGGTAATTTAGTCTTAGGGTCATTTAGAATACGATAGATGCTTAGATTAAATTCTTCTTTTTTAACTGGAACATCTAGGGTAAGCAATGTGACTAACTTAGGGTCATAATTTGCGAGGCTGGATACTAAATCATTATTATCTTTGAACACGCGTTTATAGTTTTCCAACTGTGCTGGAATATAAGCCTTCTGGGCTACACCCTTATATGTTACACGGTCTAATGGAAAATCTGCACCCAAAGTAGAAAGCATTTCAAAACCAGCGAGGTCTTTTGCATCTACACGTGTGTATCCTTTGGTAAGATACTTCTCAGTTAAGATATTATAATAATCATCATATAACTTCATTGGGTCTGTATCAACTTTAATAGGCACACCAAGAGGTGAGGCAAATGTCCATTGAGCCTTTACGCCATAAAGGTTACGAGCATCTCTGCGCACAACATCCATGCCTGGGAACTTTTGGATACCCATTTCGTCTAAAACTCTGTAATAATTCATAACAGATTTAACAGAGTTTAGGAAGTCTGCGCGAGACTCATCTCCGTTAACATATGCTACAGCAGCACTTGCCCAACCTGGAACTAATGCTGAACCTATAGAACTTTGTGGTCCGTATGGGAAAATAATATCGTAGTTAGAACCTAATGCTTGCTTAATAGTTTTTTCAGAATCTGGTTTCCAATGCATCAATGCACTTACTGGAGCAGCCATGAAGAATGACGGCCCTGGTGTATTGACTAGGAAACCAATAGAACGTGCGCTTAAACGTATGCCTTTATCGCCATATAGACCAAGTTCTTTGCTCAATGGCATAACAATATGAGTGGCATCTTGAGCATTAGTAACTGGATTACCGTATTGGTCGATACCAAATGTAGTAAACATTGAGTTATAAGAATTCAAGAATCCAGTCGTACGAGTAGGGTTCTGAATAGCAAAGCGACCATAACGATAGAAAGCATTAAGTGATGCAGATGGAAATGCTGTAAGTATTCTCATAGCATAAGATGCACGATTCTGTCTACGAATAGTATAGAATGTCTTTTCAGTTTCTTTAATTGCTTCAGCAGTAGCAGATTGACGCAAAGCATTCATGCGTTCAGTAGTCATCTCTACTCCTTGTTTTGCAAGGATTTCTGCTTTTTTAGCAATAGTATCCAGAAATACTTTATCAGCAAATGACCAACGAATTGGATTTTCTGGCTTAGCCAGAGCATTAAAAGTTTTACGAGCGATATAAGACATTGCTCTATCTATATGACCCAAGTCTTTTACTCCATGAAAACCTTCATGAGCAGCATTATAGTCAAACTCTGTTGGATGAATAGCAGTTAATCTATCCAAGTCACGTGCTAAAATTGTTTGTAACTGCACTGAAGTAACATCTCCAGCAAGAACTGCTGCTTTAGCAGCGCTACCTGGTAAGTAACGGTCAACAAATGATACACGATGACGAATAAAATCTGGTATACTACCTACAGTCTGTGCGCCAAATTGTTCAGCGTAAGCCAAACCTGCTGGACTCTGACCCCATTTAACTAAGTCTTTGAATTCTGTTCCAGCAAGAATCTGGTCTACAAGTGGGTCTCCACGCATTGTGCGATTGGCAACATAAGCAAGTTGCTCAAAATAAAAAGGACTTGTTACATCAGTAATTGTGCCAGGAGTCTTACGCATAATAGCGCTCTGACGAGTCTGTACTGACATTTCATTTAGATATGTCGTAGAAACTGTTTGAGCATTAGAAAGTTCTTCTCGCATTGCTGCACCAAATTGATTTTCGTCAAATAATGAATCAATTTTAGTATACTTGCCGTCAATCATGCGATAATTTACTTCTTTGCCATAATAACGTTTTTTATATTCAGCACTTTTGCCAAGCACTTGTGCTTCTTTATACCTTGCTTCACCAAAACTTTTTAATGCATCATCAATAATAGCATATTGCTTAGTGATTTCTTCATTTTTCTTAATTAGTTCACTAGCATTTGGAATAAGCGTATGAGTTTCAGCCTTAGCGGCACCAAGTGCAGCACGAGCATTGGCAATATTTGTACCATATTTGCCAGATACACCATTTAGTTTTTCTAAAAAGTTAATACGTTGCTCTAAGCGAGCAAATGTAGGAACCTGTGGTATTCTGCCAAATGGCTTGGCAGCGGCCAATAAATCAAGTTCAATATTATCAACCATTGCTTCTGCTTCTTTTAGCGCTTTAATTACTTTAGGGCCATTTGAAGCAACCGCCGCTGGAGATACATTGGCAGTCTTGTAGAAAGCATCTGCTTCTGCATTTAATGTATTAAGATTATTAATAGCAATATCAAGATTTTTTGATAAACCATCTACAACTTCATGAATTGATTTCATTTCTGTAGAATCATGCATTTTTTGAGCAAAACCTAAAACGCGATTGCGATTATTTTTGATACTATTTCCAGCAGCAGTTGGAATAGAGTTTACAATATATCCTAAACCATGTGCAAGAAATGCGCTAAGTGCAGGTTCCGCAAGTGATTGCTTAGGGATATAAGAAGGACGAGCAAGCACGTCAAATGTCCAGTAACGATTAATAGTTTCAAATGCTGCTTTAGTAACATCTTGCACTTTGAAACCAGCACGTAAAAGTTTTCTAGGTTCAGCAGCACGCATGATTTCTTTTTCAATAATATTCCATGGTGCTAAACGATGTGATTCTACAAGTTGACGTTGTGTATTAGGGTCAACCGTAGTTCTATAACCTTGAGCATCGATACCCATACCTTTTTGAGAAAAAGCAGCATGGCTATTACTAATTTTAGCGCGTAATTCTTTAGTAAAATCTATAATTGCTTGTTCATCTACAAAACCATTAGTATATGCTAAATGCAAACCTAAATTTTCATCTAAAGATTCTAATACTTGTTTACGTTCAATATCTGATGTAGCACGTAAAAAGTTAGTTTTGACGGCGTTGCGGTATTCAGAAGCCTTTATAGTTTGAGTTCCATCAGCATTTAATTTGATAATATTGTCTTTGAATTTTGGATTGATAAATTTATCTTTTGCATTTTTATTAAAAATTTTAGGATTAAATAGATGCATATCATCAAACATAGCATCCAACTCTACAATACCATCCAATGGACGGGCACCAGAGAAAGTTACAAAACCAAGTGGTTTATATGAACCAGTAAAACTAATTACACGGGTAACCAAACGATTACCAATAAAACGTTCAGTGAAACCGCCAATATCAGTAAAATCTCTAGAAATAGATGCTGCACGAGCACTGCTTATATAGTCACCGACAGCAGCAAGTTTTTTTGCACCAATAACTGGTTCTATCGGAGAGTAATCACGACCGCCACCACGCGGAGACTTCTTTAGTGGGTCCATTACAGTTTCGTAATATTTTTTATGTTCTGGAAGTTTAATTCCATCATCATATAGAGCATTGATGCGGTCTAGAGCATCACCTTCAGGGTGATATGCTCCACCACCATCTAATGCTTTATTTCTAAAAGTAGATTGTACGTCAGCAGCATAGCCAAGTTCTGAAGAGTTTTTGCCAACTAAACGACCAATGGCTCCTAAATCACCTTTATCTGCAAGGAGCAAATCTTTAACTATATTGACATCTGTAGTATCAACTATAACATCAATCATTCTTGGATTTACTGTGTATGGGTCAAGAATATTTATTACTTCATCAACATTTTTGCTTTCAGCAAGACGTTTTACATCGTTAGCGGCATTAGTAAACTTACCAATTTTACCATCACTATTAAAGTAATCTAAACCAGTATTAATATCTTGTTCATAAGCAGCAAGAGTTTTACCAGTTGTTGTAAGTCCTGCTAATTTACCAAACCCTTTAGCAACTGTTCCTAAACCGCCACCTGCTACAGTAATTGCAGCATTACTTAAAATAAAATCACCAGTACCTGTATAAATTTTACCTACAATGTTATCAGAAAAATTCTTTTTAATATCTTGGTCATCCCATAGGTTGACTTTAGATATATCAATATTTCCTGCTGCATAGATAGCATTCTGATATGCTGGAAGCACTGGCAACATTTGAAAAAGTTCAGACTTTGAAATAGCCTGCATTGGAGATACATCTTGGCTGCGGTTGTAAGCAGCCTTGATATCATTTAATTGAAAACCTTGTTCGTATTTACCTGGTTGATACAACGGTGAAGTTGGGTCAGTAAGCAAAGCAAGGGTAGATATTGGACGTGTAATTGCATGAGAAATAATTGGATTAACTACATCATTAGCAACCTTAAGAATTAAATCTCCATTGGAAGATGTATTTGCTGGTGTGTATTGAATATTTTTAGCAATTTCTTGTGCTACTGTATTATCTAATCCAGCGGGAGTACCAGTAATTTTAGGTGTTGTTGCCTGGGCAGTTATTTTAACATCTGGTTTGGCAGGAGCATAGACTACATCTCTACCTGTTTTAATCTCATTAACTGCTGCGCCAGTTGCAGTATTTACTACATTTTCAATTGCACCGCCTGCAGCAACGCCTGCTTTGTATACATTTTCAGCGACGTGAGCAACGGGCTTGGCAATGTGGTTTAGAAATGAATTCCATAATGACATGTTACCCCCTTTGCGTTCCGCTTACAAAATTATGTCCATCATTACCAACTGGCAATTGACCTGTAATAGCATTAATAAAAGCATCTCTATCTTGAGTTGAATCCCAAGGAACCATAGCAAGTTTAATTGCTATAGCAGCATTTTCATAGCCTAATGAATTTGCAAACGTATCAATATGGTCGTAAAGGCTACCGACCCGCCACTTATCCAACTATCTCACTCGCAAGATAACTAATGAAACGCTTATATGAATCTGGGGCATCTTGTAGTTGCGATGCGCGAGTCATGGCAGGAAAATATTTTTTAATAATATCAATATTATCTGTAGCGCGTGTATCTGCGCCAATGTTCTTTGGAAGTACTTCTGAGCCAGGACCAGGGCCCATATCAACACCAGCAGTAATTGGTTCTTGTGGACGTGTGGTTGGGTCTAGTAATGTTCCCATAGGGGCTGCAGGAGGCTGTGCTGGGCCTGCTGACATAGGAGCGCTCTGTTGCTGTTGCATTAGTGCTTGTCCTTGTCCATAAGGCATTCCCGCAATGTAACGATTTGGTTGACCATCTTTAGAGCCTGCTCCACCCGTGGCAGAAATACCCATGTTATTCTGTGGTGCAGTTGGGCGCATACCGCCACTATTCTGATTACCAGCCATGTTTACTCCTACTTAGAATATTGAACTTCTACTTGAAATGGACCTTCTGAAAAAATACTTAATTTAGCAGCAATCTCTACTGCTCTTACTGCTTCTGCTCCTGCATGTAAAGCACCTAGTGCTATTTGAGCACCTGAGCCTACACCATAAAAGCCATCAGCATTACGCATAACAGATAAGTCATCACCAATATCAAATAACTCACCATTAACCGCCATTAAAAATTGAAAGCGAGAACTAGAATCTTTCTCTTGTGCTTCATCAAAGTTGTAACCATTAATCTTTAAGCATTCACGAAGTGAAGGCATAGCCTTTGTAATCATGAAATGATAAACATCTTTTTTATCTTTAACAGTTAATACTGGTGGTTCCCAGATATGTTGTGCTATATCGCAAGGAGCAACCTCACCAGCGCCTCCGATAAGGAATGCGCCACGTTTATTAATCTTGGTCATCTGTGGATGATTCCATGTACGACCACTATCATCACTAACTAGGCTGTCCGCAACTAGGGTACAACCGTTTTCACTTTGTACACCAATTATAGTTGTCATTGTCCCCTACTTAGTTAGTTAACCTTTGGTTACTACTCTTGCGTTTTCTCTTCCTGATGAAGATAGACTAGAAAGAATTGATTGAATATCTGGTGGTGGTCCTTGCGGTGGTAAGTTTACCGAAGAAGGAGCGCCTCCCGCTGGCGTACCCTCTGGAGCAGGGGACGGTTGCTCAACAGGTGAAGCGGGTGCACCAGCAGGAGGAACTTGTTGCTGTGGTGCGAAGGTTGCTTCAATAGCATCCTCTAGCGCTTGACCCTTTTGACGAGCCTTAATTACCTCAGCAATTTTACGAACCACTTCTGAAGCATCTTGTCCCTGTGTTGCCATCTGTGGAATAGCCTGAGTATATGCTGTTAGTGCTCCAAGGAGCGCTGTGCGCATATCTTCAATTTCAATTTTCTCAAGTTCTTGAGTTACGTTTACCGTAAATGGTAGTTCTCTCATTGCCATGTCCTTGGAAATAAGTTTACCACCTAAAGCCTGCAACATGAAGATAAGTCCCTGTGCAGGATTTAATCCAGCAAGCATACCATAACGAACATCTGCTGAATAATCAGACTTGATATCTTTACCTGGCTTATAGGTAATTTCGTATGGAGAACCAGAATCAACACCACGAATGGTTTTTTCTTCTGGATAAATAATCTCATCTACTTCAAAGCAAATGCCAATTACATCGCGTAGCGCAGCAGCAAAGATTGCTTGAGCAGATTTGACCTGGGTATCAAAGGCGCCCATAAGTGCTTGCACACCTTGACCAGTAACAATTGAAGCATTGATGTTACCAGTACGTCCCTCAGGATAACGTGCACCAGTTCTAAGTTCTTGGTTAAGAACCTGTGATTCAGTAAACGCACCTTGTGGAATAGACAATTCTACACGACGTACACCTGCTGGGTTTGAAGTACGGATAACCGCATCTCCACCTAATTGCAGTTCTTGTACATCTTGTGGGAGTACAATAGGAGCCTGTACAGATTTTTCTGCGGCTTCCATTGCAAGCAACGCGAAGCGGTTGCGTAGGAGTTGGATACCCAGGATATCATCAAACTGTCCACGTAGTTCACCATCAATAGATGGCTTACGTGCTACTACAACCATCATTTTACCGATTGGATTAGCAGCCTTTGATAGTACTAGGTTGTCTTTACTAGGAATATAAATAAGTGATTGGTCTTTGTCATAATAACGAATCATTTCAACCTGGTGATTTAGGTCTTGCTTATAGCCGTGGCCACCAAGCAACTCTCGTTCATACTCAGGAAATTGTGAAACTAATTCGGCTAGACTTAGTGTATATCGTTTTGCAAATGCAACACAGCGCCCGTAGCGGTCGAATTCTGGGTAAGCACCCAGTGGGTTTTCTACGCGAATGCGAGGCAACTTGCTTTCTTCGTCTAATTCAATAATGAAAGGGACGAAACCATATGTTATATACCAGTCCGCTCCCGAGTACATATGTACCGAAAGGTCAGAATGGGTAAAGTAATTAGAAGCAATCCGCGTACGCTTATCCGCGAAACTACGAGCACGGTCGCTAACTTGATTCGCTGCTGAGCAGTTGACGGCTGGGAGTGGTGCCATAACTTCGGATAGGTCACGCGCAACAATGTCAATAAAATTTGCCACGACATTGGCGTTTACTCCATCTGGAAAAAAGTCAGGATATACTTCTGCAATCTTGCCCTTGCGAACAGCAAGGACGTCAAGGTTACGAGCATCGCGCTCGTTATTGCGATAGCGCAGCGATTGAACGCGGGCTGCTACCTGCTCCATTGATAATGCCATTGTTGTCCTAACGATTAAAGGGAAAAATTATTTTTATTGCATCCGATTTGATTCAAGGGCGCTACGAGTCTTTGCTGGCTTACTTGGCATTGTAGGATTTTTGCGCGATGTATCATCAAGAGGCGCAGAAGGTTTTGAAACAGGAAGAGGAGCAACGTTCTTTTTTGCTTCTTCCATTTGCTGATAAGGCTTGGTTACATATGTTTTGCCAGGACCAGTAATTCCTCCAGTTGTGCGTGGCGTTACTGTTGGTATCTGAGGTCTTACTGTTGGTATTGAAGCCATTTTATTCTCCTATGCGTAGTATTCATTCCATTGGTCAGCGAATGCTTCATCCAATTGGATTGAGCCACGCTGTGCTTTTTGTGCTCTTGTTGCCCAACGATTGGGTGCGTATTGACCCATTCTGCTAGACTGTTGCATCATTTCTCTTACGCGAATAATCGCAAACCAAAGAGCCATAACACAGTCG